GGCACACGGTTCTTAGCTGCTTGGCAGTGGCTTATCGGGACAGACTGGTGCTATGCAGTTATGCACTACAAGAACAACCGATTTATGGTCTCATGGGATCACGACGAAGGCCCAAAGCCTACCCACTGGAAGCCTATCAAAGAACCCAAGACCAAGAATAAGGAACAGTGATCCATGTTCTCCACCTTCTGTCTGGCACTGGTAGTCTTTGTAGAAGCACGAGGAGAGCCTCTGGATGGGCAACTGATGGTGGCAGAGGTGGTCCTCAATCGTGTAGCCATAGATGCTTATCCTGACACTGTGTGTGGTGTAGTCTTCCAACCCAAGCAGTTCTCTGGCCTGAACAAACCCGTCGATCTGGCGGCTATCCTAGAGGATGATGCTTGGGGTACTTCTGTAGACATCGCCTATGATGCCCTCAGTGGAAATACATTAGGGACTACCGCCACCCACTTCCATAACCATAGGGTAAGACCTTATTGGGTTGACAGTATGGACAAGCTGGGTGTATATGGGAAACATACGTTTTACATTGAACAGGAGAGAGAGCCATGAGTGACCTGAAACCATGCCCGTTCTGCGGAAATGCGTTCCCTGCCGTTGGTTACGACAGCGACATGAGGGCGCTAAATCGGATTGAAAGCATCACGGCAAGGTGCCGTCAGTGCGGCAGCGAGACACGCAAGTTTGAAACAGCGCAGGAAGCCATCGCCGCATGGAACGCCCGCGCCACCCTCGCAGAGATCAAGGGAGATAGCCATGAGTGACGACAACGAACCCTTCTACGTCATAGTCACAGAGGTCGAAGAGCATGAGGATGGTGCAGCCACCTACTCCTTTGAGATGTCTGATGATGCTTCAACCAAGCTGGCCAATCTGGGACTAGAGTTTTCCCTGCATTGTGCAGCATACGAACTTGACCTACAGTATGTGCTTGACAACATCAGCCTTCTCGCGGATAAGTATCGTCAGGAAAAAGGAGATATGCCATGACCATCGAATACACAGTAGAGATGAAAGACCCCGCCAGTGGGAATTATGTGCTTGTGACCGCAGAACTCTATGACTACGGAGAGTACGAAAACTACAACGATGAGTCAGGTTACTGGTCTGAAATAATCCGTGATCCTGTGTTCCATAACTACACTTACGAAGACACTGAGACAGGTGCCTTTGGGGTTATGCCGGACTACTGGAAGGAAGAGGTAGACTTGATCCTCTGCAACATCTATTGGGACCGGGAGTTGAATCGTTGATGGTTGATTACTACAAGCTGTGTAAGTCCATTGCCTCACGTTATAGAGTAACACCTGACCAGCGTGAGGACTTGATCCAAGAGGGTTACTTGGCCTACCTAGAGTGTGTAGACAAAGGTTGTAGTCACCCTGTTGTGATTGAGACAAGCATCCGACAGGCCATGTATGACTACACCAACTTCAAGCAGAGACCTATTGAGATACCCTCTGACAACAACCACAGGGGTCTCAAGAAACGATGGGCTAACCTAGAGAGCTTAGATAGCCTAAGTTCAACTGAGAAAGCCCTCTACTTTGCCCTCACAGGGGAATATGTGTCTGTTGATACCTTGGACAAGGAGATGACAGAGGATTCCCACGAAGACCTTATCTCTTTGGGTATGGCAGTCACAAAGGCACTAGATGAACAAGAAGCATCTGTGTTCCGTAAGATTGCTCTACATGGCTACACCCAAGAAGAGGTGGCTATTGCCCTCGCTATGTCCAGACAGAGGGTGGATCGTATCTACCAATCATCTGTAGCGAAACTCAAGGTCTTGCTCGAATAGTTGTGTCTTATCTGTCACACTCTGGTCTATCTTTTCTGAGGTATGAGCAAAAGACAGAAATTGCAGACCTATGAGTAAGTAGGGACTTGTGTTTCCCAACTATAGTTTCCAACTACAGCACAAGGCAGAGGGAAGAGGAAAACACATCCTCTGGTCAATCTGTAGTTTTAAACGTAAGTACGGGCCTTAAGGAGAAACCCAAAGTGCAAGAAGAAAGACAATGGACCTACCATGAGATTTGTAAGTGGTGTCCGTATAAACCCGATACTGTTGTAGACATCGCAAAGGATATGGCTGAAAATGGCTACCGTCACGACAGACCTATTGTTGTGTACGAAGGTCAAATCCTAGATGGTCGTCATCGTTATGAAGCTGCCCTGAAGACTGGCACAGAGTTTTCTGTAGTTGAGTTTGAAGGTTCTTGGATGGATGCAGTCAAGTATGTAGCCTCTGAGAACATCAATCGTCGGCATATGTCTTCGGCTGAGAAAGACTACTTCTACGCTATGAGGGTTGAAGCTACCGGAGTTCGTCCTGAGGGGGGAACAGGTAGTAACCAATACCAAAGTGGAACTCCGACAAATGCCGGAGCTGCTCTTTCAGCAAGAGAACATGCAGATAGTCTTGGTGTAAACACTAGAACTATTGAACGGTGGGAAGCTGATCGTAAGGTTATCTTCTCAAACCCCGAAATGGCAGCTAAAGTCACTGACGCAGAGACCTACCGTGAAGTCAAACGGGAACTCCGTAAGGCTACTAAAGAAGAGGCAGAGAAGATTACCAAACTCAAGAACCTTGGTGACTCTTCTGACACTGAGGCAGCTAACGTAGATCGCGTCCTTGAGAAGTATCGGGAGCAAGGTATTGACGTGGATGCAGTGCCTTCCCAGAAGGACTTCGATAGGGTTGCAGCCGAGAAGGACAAGGCCCGTGAAGAGTACTTTGAGTTAGTAAGACCACGAAGGGAACTTACCCTTGCAATAGCCCAATTGCTGATTGACAACAAAGACTACAAAATGGTTGCAGCAATGGCAAGCGCAGCCTATCCCCGACCGGGAGAACTTGAGAAAGCCCATGAGATCATATCACAGGAGTACTCCAAATGAAGAAGAACGTGTTTGCCTTCAAGACATCTCGCACTGAGAAAGAGGAAGAACCGCAAGTGAACCCAAAGAGCAAGTCTCTTATCCGTGTAGAGGATTTGAGTCCTCTTGAGGCTTTTGCCCTACACACAACTGTCAAAGAGAAAGGACGTGGGTCCATTAAGGTCTTCGTAGCGCATGAGACCCCCTACACCAGTTATGGTGGTTACTACTATCAACTCAAGAAACTTGGTGTAGTTCCCCTCCGCAAGGGATTTTCTGGTGTAGCTACAGAGGCCCCTGAGGTGTTCTATGAACCCACTCTAGAAGAGCAAGTGCTGGAACTTAAGCGTCAACTCGCAGCGGCTAAGATGTCACCAGCCAAACGTGCTGTAGATGTTCTTTATGGTCAGTTTGATAGCCTTGGGACACGCTCTCGTAGCTTCCTCTGCACCATCATTGCCCACGACCGCGCCCATCTGACGGCTAAACAAGAGAAGTGGTTGTCGGACCTAGAGAACCGTACTGTATAACAAAGGAACCAGATCACATGAGCGAACGGTCACACATACCTTGTCCAGATGACAATTGTGGGAGTAGCGATGCCTATAGCTGGAACGAGGAGCTTGAGGTTGGTCACTGTATGTCATGTGATCTGGGTACTTGGTTGTTCAAAGGGAAGCTGTGGGCTAAACATGGCAAGAACGGTAAACCTTGGGTTCTTAAGGATGATGAAGACGATATGGAAGATGACGTATTTGAAGACGAACCAAAGGCCAAGCCCACAAGTAGTGGCACAGGGTTCTATGCTGAGTTCAGGGGCATCAAGGGACACGTCAGGGAGTTCTATGGGGTCAAGCAATACCACACCCCCAACCGTGTAGAGTACAAGTACCCCTCTGGTGGAATTAAGACACGGTACATTGACGATAAGTCTTTCTCTGCCTCTAAGGGTCTTGGGTCAGATGAACTCTTCGGCATGAACCACTTCCCGGCTGGTAGTAGCAAGTATCTGGTTATTACTGAGGGTGAAGAAGATGCTATGGCAGCATACCAGATGTTATCGCACAATGGCTACACAACACCCTGTGTGTCTCTACCTTCGGCTACTCCTAAGAAGATCATCTGGGAGAAGTGCTTCAAGTGGCTAGACAGCTATGAGAAGATCATCCTGTCCTTGGACAACGATGGTAAGGCAGACCACATCAAGGAGACCCTGTTCGACCTCTTCCCCAACAAGATTTACGTTATGGATCACGGGGACGTTAAGGATGCCAATGACTTCCTCCTCCAAGGGAAACAGAAGTCTTATCGGGATGCTTGGTGGAAGGCTAAACCATACTCCCCTGCTGGGTTTGTAGCCTCAGTAGAAGACTGGTTTGAAGCCCTAGAGAACGAGACACCTTACGAGTATACCCCCACCCCCATCAAGGGATTTAACGAGATCAACCGTGGTCTTGTTAAAGGTGGTATTACTGTCTTCAAGGCTCTACCGGGTACAGGCAAGTCCAGTATGCTTCGGATGCTACAGCATGATCTGGTAGTCTCACACGGTAAGACTGTAGCTGTCCTGATGATGGAAGAGATGAAGTCCACTACTGGTCGTGCTATGGCTACCTACGAACTAGGTAAGAACGTAATGACCCGTGAGGATGCTGAACGTAATGGTGTTGCAGAGGTAGAAGTCAAAGAGGCTCTTAGGGCTGTTGTAGGGGACCGTAAGTTTGTGTCCTTCGACATCAACCCACAGAACCCCGTTGAAGATACCCTACGTCAATGCAAGTATGCTGTAGCTGTCTATGGGGCTGAGTATATCTTCGTTGACCACCTACAGCGTCTAGCCTATCTGGGTGGTACTGAGAATGCTACCTCTGCCCTTACTGAACTTGGTGTCAAACTGACTGAGTTCGCTAAACGTAAGAACGTAGGGATCATGTGCATCTCTCACGTCAACCAAGACGGTAAGACTAAGTATGCTTCCTCTATCGAAGAAGAGGCGATTATGATTA